AGACACAGACTGCCTTGGAGCTTGTGGCTCGGATAGGTGGGCGGTGCTTATGGCTAACCCATACGCAAGATTTGCTGAATCAGTCCATGAACAGGGCGAAGTCTGTGCTGGGTGTGGATTTCGGGACTTATGGAACGATTACGGGCGGTAAGGTACGTATCGGGTCTGGAATCACATTTGCGACAGTACAAACTATGTGCAAGATAGACTTGACCGCCCATTGCACGGATTGGGATGTGATTATCGTTGACGAGTGCCATAAGGCCGTAGGTTCACCTACGCGCATGATGCAGTTTTATAAAGTCCTTTCGGGACTGTCATGCAGATATAAGTTTGGCTTGACCGCCACACCGAAACGTGCGGATGGGCTTGAAAAGTCTATGTTCGCTTTGCTGGGTGACGTGGTGTATGAGGTATCACGTGACGAAGTGGCTGATACTACATGCCCCGTCAAGGTGGAGCAGATACGAACTGGGTACATGCCTGATTTAGATTCTGTGCTTGCTGTGGATGGTACAATAAATTATTCTGCCCTTGTGGACGATTTAACGCATGACGAAAAACGATTTAATTATGTAGCACATAAAATAGGGGTTGCGATAACGTTGTACGGAGGGTATACGCTCGTTTTGGCCAATAGGGTTGAGTATTTGCAAAAATTGAAAGACGAACTTTCCAAAAATTGCATCTCCGCCATATGCCTTTCGGCTATGGGGACTTCAAAGGCGGCTAAAGAAATGCGGAAGGATGCGTTAAAGAAGCTGAATAACGGTGAGGTGCAATGTGTTCTGGCGACTTATCAGCTTGCTAAAGAGGGGCTGGACGTTCCGAATTTGCGATACGTGGTTTTTTCCACGCCCGAGAAAGATGAAACGACAGTGATGCAGGCCGCAGGCCGTGTAGGGCGAAAAGCAGACGGGAAAGTATGTGGGACTGTAGTTGACTTTGTGGATGGTTTCGGGATGTTACAGGGATGGGCAAAGAAGCGGGTTCGATATTACAAAAGGTTGAACTATGAAATTTTGTAAAAATTATTGACATAATGGGGCTGGGTGTGGTATAATGTAGCTGATGCAGATAATTTACAGGAGGTGTAACAAGATGAAACTTGACGAGTATCAAAACCTTGCACAGAGAACGCGGAATGATGAACTTTCTCCTGACGAGCATTTGCTTAACGGGATTCTGGGACTGGCTGGGGAAGTAGGCGAGTGTGCTGACCTTGTGAAAAAATGCTTTTATCAGGACGGTAGAGACATCCGGGAGAAATTGAAGGACGAATTGGGAGACGTATTCTGGTATCTCGTGGAGACGGCCACGGCTATGGGGTGGACGTTGGAGGAAATTGCAAGGCACAATATTGAAAAATTGCAGAAGCGTTATCCAGAAGGTTTTTCTTCGGAACGGTCTTTGCATAGGGAGGAATGAAAAATGCGGACATTTTACTATCAGGGCAAGAAGTGCTATGGGGCACAGACTGCCGCAGATATTATCGGTATCAAAGTCCGAACAATCCGCGACTGGATAAGTCGCGGAAAATTATCTGCCGTAAAAGCTCCCGGAAGCCACAGGTGGCTTGTGGATGAAAGCGAAATTGCGAGAGCGAGGGATAATAAACATGCTAACAAAAATTGAGAATATCCCGGAGGAATTAAAAGGATTGAAGCAATTCGTGTGCTGGGTCGGGTCTGATAAAATTCCTAAAAACCCATATACTGGAGGAAATGCAAAAAGTAACGATAATAGCACTTGGAGCGATTTCGATACTGCTGTACGTGCTTGCGATAAGTTTCATTTTGATGGGCTGGGATTTATGTTCGCTAACGGCTATTTCGGCGTTGACCTTGACCATTGCCTTGACCGTGTGGATTTCTGCGATGAATTTGTAGAAACGCTCGGAAGTTATGCTGAAATATCTAAGAGCGGCTCTGGACTGCATATCATATGTAAGGGCAAACTGCCGTCCGGGAAACGCAGGAGCGGTGGGGTAGAGATGTATTCCGAAGCCCGGTATTTCATTTGTACCGGGAATATATACAATCCGAAATATCGTAACGTTGTGGATTGTACGGAAACAATCAAGGTTTTGCATAGCAAATATCTTCCGTCTGACACCCCTAAAATGGGAAAGATGCCTGTCGGTGGGGTAGATTTGGACGACCAAGAAGTGATAGACAAAGCCCGGAATTGCCGTTCTGGGGCTATGTTTAATGCACTATATACCGGGAGCTGGCAAGGGTGGTATCCTTCCCAAAGTGAAGCTGATATAGCATTTTGTAACCATTTGGCATTTTGGACTGGAAGAAACGAAATCCAGATGGACAGAATATTCCGTTCGAGCGGATTGATGCGCCCTAAATGGGACGAGCGAAGGGGAAGTACAACATATGGAGCCATTACAATCGCAAAAGCCTGCACGAATTGTATGGACGTGTATACCCCGTCCACGCACGGTGATGGAACGGATTTAGCGTTGGCTCTGTTTGGGGAAGGGAAAGTCGGGGCCGAGGAAGAAAAGAAACGCTATGATATGACCGATACCGGGAACGCCCATAGGCTGTATGATAGATTCGGAACGATTATGCACTATTCGTATAACCGTAAAAAGTGGATGTATTGGGACGGGAAGTCGTGGCGATATGACGAAAGCGGGGAGATAAAGAAACTGGCAGACCTTGTGTGCGACGATATAAAAAGAGAAGCGTTACTGGAACAGGATGAAAAAACACAGGCTGATATGTTGAAATGGGCCACACGCACAGCATCCAGCAAAGGTAAAGAAGCTATGGTGAAAGAGTGCCAGCATCTCGAAGATGTGCCCGTGTCACTGGACGCGCTTGATTCATATACAGATTATTTGAACTGCCAGAATGGAATTGTGAACCTTAAAAATGGGGAATTGATTCCGCATGAATCAAACTTCATGATGTCGAAGCTGTGCGTGTGTGAGTACGACCCATCAGGAGCAGAGCCTAAGTTGTGGAAGAAATTCCTGAACGATGTGACGGATGGTGATAAGAAATTGCAGGATTATATACAGAAATGTATCGGATATAGTTTGAGCGGGTCGAATAGGGAGCAATGTGCATATTTTCTGTACGGCATGGGGAATAATGGTAAGTCAACATTTCTTGATACAATCGCTGATATGATGGGAACGTATTCCGCTAACGTCCAGCCCGAGACGATTATGCTTCAAAAGTCCTTTGTTGGCGGCGGGGCAAATAGCGACATAGCACGATTGAAGAGTACACGCTTCGTCACGTCAGAAGAGCCTACAGAGGGCGTAAGACTGAATGAGGGTTTATTAAAGCAGTTGACCGGAGGGTCTAAGGTGACGTGCAGATTCCTCTACGGTGATGAATTTGAGTATATGCCCGAATTCAAGATTTGGGTAGCGACCAATCACAAGCCTGTGATTCGGGGAACTGACTTGGGGATATGGCGAAGGATAAAGCTGATTCCGTTCGAGGTGAATATCCCGAAGGAAAAGGTAGACAAGAACTTGCGGTACAAATTGCGAAAGGAATTTCCGCAGATACTAAGCTGGGCTGTACAGGGTTGTATTAAATGGCAACAGGAAGGGATAGAGGAACCGAAGGCCGTTATGGACGCTGTGCAGGATTACAAGCAGGAAATGGACTTGCTTGCCAGTTTCATAGAGCAGTGTATCGAAATTGACTATACCGAAACTGAAAAAATTATGGCGAGCGATATGTTCAGGTTATATAGTAAATGGGCAAAGGAAAACAACGAATATGAAATGAGCTCCAAGAAATTCTTGAAAGAGGTATCGAAGAAGCTCCCAACAAAAGGCCGGGTAAGTGCTGGAATATATTTTTCGAACATTAAGACTACCGGGTACGGGAAGGATTTAATGCATCAGGTAACTGGAAAGCAGTACAAGTTTGAAGACTTCAAGAATTGACGTTGGGGTAGTATATATAGAAGGGAACGCATGTTAAGATGCGTTCCTTTACGTTATTTGTAAATTTTTTGAAATTTTTCCAAAAAGTTATTGACTTTAGGCGGCTACGGTGGTACAATGGGTACAGGTCAAGGGAAATTGACCAAATACGATCCCAAATGGAGGACATGAAAATGGAAAACCGCACCGAGACCGCCATCATGCTCATTAAGTTCTACAACTTCACCGCTGGTACTGCGTTCCGTTCCAGTAAGGAACACAATCAGGCTCTGGTTCTCGAAGCCCTAGACAAGATGGACGGCAACGTGGCCATGCTGAAAGAGCACATCCGGGAGTACGTGAAAGCGAATCCCGACAACAGGTTCGATGAATGCTTCCTCGATGTGAAGGGACAGAAGGTTGAAGTGAAGGAAGAACCGAAGGAAGAACCGAAGGCCATCGAAGTTGTGCCCACCCAAGTGACCGACCAGCAAGTACAGTATTCCATGGGGATCCTCGAACAGGCCGTTATCGGTTTGATTTCTAAGACGCAGGCTGATAGAATTGAGTCGGAAATCATGGGTTCCGTGGAAAGCAAGGTTCGGGACTTTATCAAGAGCGAGTACGGAACGATAGAACGCAAAATCGTAACCGTGGTGGACGGCAAGAAAGTCCCGATGCAGGGTATCCAGCACGAGAAGTTTGAAACGGTTCTGAAATTCGTTGCTAATGACGAGCCCGTGTTCCTGACCGGCCCTGCTGGCTCTGGTAAGAACGTGCTGTGCAAGCAGGTTGCGGAAGCCCTGGGGTTGAAGTTCTACTTCACGAACGCCGTGACGCAGGAATACAAGCTGACCGGGTTCACGGATGCCATGGGGACTTACCAGCCCACGCAGTTTTACAAGGCGTTCACCGAGGGCGGGGTGTTTATGCTGGACGAGATGGACGCTTCCATTCCCGAAGTGCTGGTGATTCTGAACGCCGCTATTGCGAACCGCTATTTTGACTTCCCCGCTCCTATAGGGTATGTCGAAGCGCATCCCGACTTCCGAGTGATTGCGGCTGGCAACACTACGGGCCACGGCGCGGATATTGAGTACGTTGGCAGGAATCAGCTGGACGCCGCATCCCTTGACAGGTTCGCTGTTGTGAAGATTGACTACTCTGATGCGATTGAGCAGAGTGTTGTTCAGGGTAACGTTGAGCTTCTGGATTTCTGCCGGGACTTCCGTAAGAGTGCGAACAAGGCAGGGCTGAACATTGTCGTGAGCTACCGTGCGATTGGTAGGCTTGCCAAGATGGTAAACCTTCTGACGGACGAAGAAGCGATTGACACCTGCCTTGTGAAGGGGCTGGACAAGGACGATATGAAGATCATCGAGAACGGGTTGACGAAAAACAACAAGTACCGGGTAGCGTTCAGGAGACTGGTCGAGGCGGCGTAAGCCGCCCCTGACCGGGATTAGAAAATTTTCAAAAAAGTATTGACAATCGTTCTAAAGTGTGATATAATTATCACAGATGAACGAAAGGGGATGCCATCATGAGCACGATAACCGAGAAGAGCGTCAAGCTGGGAACGAGGAATATCCGCTTCAACATCGAGAGCTACGCCTCCGCACAGGAAGTCGCAAAGGATTGCGAGACGAGGGAGATAACGGACACCCGTTTCTACGATGTGAAAAAAAGTACAAATTGGGACTGGCGCGGATGCAAGAGCTATGAAGATGCGTTGAGCTTCCTGCGGAACGGCTACCAGCCTACCGTAGATAAGATGAAGCAGGGGTTGAAAATCTCCAAGCAGGGGAACGGTAAGCGGATTTCGTTTGCGAATAATATCGTAGGTTTTGCCCCTGTGGTCCCGCTGGCAATGATGGGCGTTCCACAGTCCATGGTAGATATGAAGATGAAGCCTATCAAGTGCAAGGTTCTGGATGTGTACTATGACATAACGGCTACTTGCGACGTGGATTCCAAACAGATAATTGCCAATGGTGAAAAGGTTCTGGGCGCTATCATGGAGCTTGAACGTGCCGGGTATAGATTCAACCTGTATGCCATACAGGGATATGCTGGCGATAACAATGACGATTCCGTGGATATGCTTGCAGTGAAAGTGAAGTCCGCAAGTCAGCCCTTGGATTTGAAACGGATTTCGTTCCCGCTTACTCATACTTCCTTTTTTCGGGTGATAGGTTTTGACTGGTACAGCAAAACTCCTAAAGGAACTTACAGGTTTGGATATGGTAAGCCGTTGAGCAAGAAATTCAAAGACAAAGAACAGTTGGACGAAATCAACAAACAGTTGTTTGGTGAAAATGCAATTTATTTGAACGGGCCGAGTATCGCTGAACATGACCAAGAATATTTGCAGGAGGTATTTGCAAATGGCAAGGCTCGATAATAACGGGTGGTGGAGATGTGAGAAGTGCGGACATAAATTATTTTTCGTGAAGGATTTCGGATACGGCGCAGATGGATATACGATACAAATAAAATGCCACTCATGTAAAACAATCCACGATATAATACTTTAAGTCATAAAGCCGCTTGACAGCGGCTTTATTTTGCTTTATAATAATTATCGACATCGGGACGATGTATGATATTTATTTTATTTACAGGAGGGATTCTATGGACTGGGTTTGTGAGAAGTGCAAGCACAAGTTATTCCGCATCATATCATGTATGCCGAAAATATCATGCGGGGTATCCGTTGGCGAAGTCGAAATAGACATAACGTGTGGTAAGTGCGGTAGCTCCAATCGAGTAAAAATATATATTTGACGGGGGTTGAAAAGAACATGGATAACAAATTCGAGCTGGCGATAGAATATCTTCCTGTAGATGCTCTTAACCCTTACGAGCGTAACGCAAAGAAACATACCGATAAGGACATTAACAGCACAGCGGCGAGTATCAAGAAATTCGGATTTGACGACCCTATTGGGATATGGGGCGAGAACAATACCATTGTGGAAGGACATGGGAGACTGCTGGCGGCTAAGAAGCTGGGGATGAAAGAAGTCCCGTGTATCAGGCTTGACCATCTGTCAGATAAGGAGCGAAGGGCGTATGCACTTGCCCATAACAAGACCGCAGAACTGTCCAGTTGGCTCGATGATGTCCTAATTGACGAGCTAAGGGACTTGGGCGATTTGGATATGGGTGAGGTAGGGTTCGATGCAAAAGAGCTCTCCGAGGCTCTAAATGGCTCTGATGATATACCCGATGTCAGCCGCTATGCCCAGAATGCCAAAATCCCGCAGTATGAGATAAAGGGAGAGCTTCCAGAGGTGGCAGACCTTGTGGATCAGGGCAAGCAAAAGGAACTGATAGACGAAATCAATGCCGCTAACATCCCAGAGGATATAAAGGACTTTTTGAGACTTGCCGCACATAGGCACGATGTGTTTAATTATAGGAATATAGCAGAGTTCTATGCGCATCAGCCTGCCGAGGTGCAACGGCTTATGGAAAAGTCCGCTCTCGTTATTATCGACATTAACGATGCGATAGCTAATGGATACGTGAAGCTCACGAAAACCATCCAAGATATTATTGACGAGGATGAAAACGATGCGTAACGATTTCGGCGTAATTATCATATCGCACGGTAGACCGGAATGCGAGACTGTAAAAACCTTGCGAGAGTGCGGGTATACCGGGAAAATATTTATCGTTGTCGATGATGAAGATAAAACGCTTGAACAGTATTTGGAAATATATGGACATGAAAATGTCCATATATTCCATAAATACGAATGGTTTGATGTGGGCGATAATTTAGATGCGCCCCGTACCGTTGGTGTGTTTGCAAGAAACGAATGTCTCAAAGTCGCACGAGAAAAGGGACTTAAATATTATCTTGAAATGGACGATGATTTGAAGTCTCTAAATTTCAGGTACGAAAAAGATGGGCATTTGAAGGGCAGGAAAATAAGGAATTTCGATAAAGTGATTGACGCTATTTGTGAGTATTTTGACAATAGCGATATTTCCTGTTTGGGATTTGGCAATGCCGCCGATTATATTGGAGGATTGCAAAACTTTAATAAAGTCGATAGAGTTATGTTCAATTCGTTTTTTATGCGAACTGATACTGCTATTATGTGGCTCGGTAGACATAGTGACGATACGATAACTTAAATCACTCAACAGAAGGCTGGGCTTCCATGGATAAAATTAAACGATATACAAGCGGATTACGATGTGTGGATTCCCAAGAACAAGTCTAAAAAGGCTGGCGGCTCAATATCCATATACGAAGAACTTGGAGCTTATGTTTTGAGATATTATCTTGTGATATTTCATCCAGATTGCTGTAAGGTGAAAATGTCCACGAATAATATTGATAACTACAAAAATATAAATACCGCATTTCCGCGCATTGTATCTGGGAGGTTGAGAAAAGATGAATAACAGATTTGCTGTATTTATATTATCTCATGGACGAGCTAAAACACTTACGAGCTATGACGTGCTTCGTAAAAGCGGATATACAGGGGACGTTTTTATTATTGTCGATGATTTGGACGAACAAAAAGACGACTACATATCGATATATGGCGACAAGGTTATAATCTTCGATAAAAATAAATTCTATAAGTTGACTGATACAATGGAGCCAAGTGGAGAATTAAGAAGTATTACATTTGCAAGAAATGCGTCGAATGTTATTGCCAAACAGCTTGGGCTTACGTATCATGCACAATTCGATGATGATGTGACCGGATTGTATCATAAGTATATTGGGAAGGACGGAAAGCTGAAAACCAGAAGGATAACTGATTTTGATTCTGTCGTTTGCGCCATCTTGGATTTCCTTGACGATACAGGCGCTGTGTCCTGTGGTTTGGTAGATACAGGTTCATTATTTGGAGGAGCTTCTGGGCCGTTTAGAAATGGTCTGGCGTATAATTTTAACCAGACAGTGATTTGTAGGACTGGCGCATTGGATTTTGTAGGGCTTGGCAATCAGGACGTGAACGCTCTGATGCTAAATTCGCCACGTGGAAAGTTACTGTTCGAGTTGTATTGCATTGCACATTCCGTTTCGAAGCCCGGTAATGCTGGCGGTATGACTGAAATGTATAAAGTGAGAGGGTTATATCATAAGATATTCTTGTTCGTTATGTGCGCTCCAAGTATGTGCTACATGACAGAAGAAAATAAGCTCGTGATACAAAGGAAGAATGTTGTGCCTAAAATATTGAGTAGCAGGTGGAAGAAATGAATAAGCGATTCGCTGTATTTATTTTATCGCATGGTAGAGCGAAAACGATAACTACATATGACGTTATGCGGAAATACGGCTATACTGGTGACATGTATGTGGTTATCGATAACGAGGACGAACAGGAAAATGAGTACCGAAAGCGATTTGGGAAAGACATAATCCAGTTCGATAAGCGGGAGTATGTCTTAAAAACCGATTTGGGCGACCTTGACGATGATAGACGTATCGGTGTGCTGGCCCGGAATTTCATTCAGGACAAGGCTCAGGATATGGGATACCAGTATCATTTGCAGTTGGATGATGATATACATGATTTTGTAGCGAGAGTAATTATAAATAATAAATTAGTGTGCAAAAAAATATATGATTTAGATACTGTGTTTGAGAGTATTTTATATTATATGGATAATACTCCATTTACTGCATTGTCGTTTGGAATACCGCCATATTATAGCGGAGGATTAAATAATGGTAGTTGGAAAAAACAAATGATTCCTAAAACTATGACTACATTTATTATGCGGGCAAACGATAAACGATATTTCCATATGAGAATGAACGATGATATTACAACGTCAATTCTTGGAAATATTCGTGGTAAAATGTATTATACTTTTTTGCCCATTATGATTGATTTAGATGCTACGCAAGTACAGGCTGGCGGAATGACTGAAATATATCAGGATAACGGTACGTATCGTAAATCATTTTATACCGTTATGTGCGCTCCGTCATGTACTAAAATTTCCAGTATGGGTGTAAATGATTTTAGAGTGCATCACGAAATAAATTGGAATAACTGCACACCGAAAATTATAAATCAAAAATGGAAGAAGCGTGACGAATAATGCCTGCTGGCAGACCAAGAAAAGAGATTGAGAAAGAAGCATTTGAAAAGCTGTGCGGGTTGCAATGTACCGAATTGGAAATATGCGGGTTCTTTGGCATTACGGATAAAACACTTACGCGGTGGTGCAATGATAAGTATGGCGAAAAATTCTCCGAGGTCTTTAAAAAATTTTCACAGGATGGCAAGATTTCGTTGCGGAGAGCACAGTTTCGGCTGGCTGAAAAGTCGCCCGCTATGGCTATTTGGCTTGGGAAACAGTATCTCGGACAGAGAGACGTGCAGGAAGTAGCGATTGCTAATGACGCTGACGATACGATTAGGAGAATGGATGAATATTTCAAGGGAAACAGCATTACGGCTGATAAAGTACAATCCGATTGAAATAGGGCACTGGGTGGGGTTCAAAGACCTTACCCAGTTGCATAATGAATGGCTGAAACAGTTTTTGTTTTGCGAGGAAGATCAAACCTTACAGGCGCACCGTGGCAGTTTTAAGACTACCACGTTAAGTATATTTTTTGCGATACATTGTGTGATAAAGCCTAATCAAACGTTGATGTATTTCCGCAAAACTGGCGGTGACGTGGCTGAAATTGCAAGACAGACCGCAAATATCCTTGATTCCGGGTGTATGCATAAGATTGTGGACGCTCTATATGGTTTTGACCTTCGGATTTTGAAAGCGTCCGCAAGTGAGATAAGCACAAACCTTGCAACGTCTATAAGGGGCAGTTCGCAGATTGTCGGGCTTGGTATAGGAACGTCTATCACAGGTAAACACGCTGATATTGTCGTTACGGATGATATTGTTAACGTGAATGACAGAATATCGCAGGCTGAACGTGAGCGAACCAAAATTGCCTATATGGAGCTTCAAAACATAAAGAACCGTGGCGGGCGATTTATAAACACGGGCACGCCTTGGCATAAAGATGATGCCTTTACGCTCATGCCAAATCCTGCCCGGTATCCTTGGAATGTTACGGGACTTATAACACCTGCGCAGGCAGAAGAAATTAAGTCCCATATGACGAACAGCCTTTTTGCGGCGAACTATGAGTTGAAGCACGTTGCGGATGATGATGTGATATTTACCAATCCGCAGACGGGCGCAGATTCCAGTTTGGTCATGCAGGGTACAAGTCATGTCGATGCGGCTTTCTATGGTGAGGACTACACGGCTTTTACTATCGTTTCGATACGCGATGGAAAGTATTATGTCTTTGGGAAATGCTGGCGTAAGCATATAGATAACGTTATGGGCGAGATTGTGGGCTTGCACAATCGGTTCAATTGTGGTAAACTCTACAACGAGCGGAACGCTGATAAGGGCTATGTGGCGAAGGAATTGCGGAAACTGGGCGTTCGTGTCGTAAGCTACGATGAACATCAGAACAAGTTTATCAAGATTGTAAGCTACCTGAAATTCGCATGGAAGGACGTTATATTCGTGGAGGGTACAGACCCGGAGTATATCGAGCAGATATGCGATTATAACGAAGATGCGCCACACGATGATTGCCCCGACAGTTTATCAAGCTTGATAAGGACGTTAGGTGGTAAGGATGGAACAGAGTACGAACCGATATGGAACTAAAAGGGGTGAAGTGAGTTGCGGGAAATACAAATCAACATTGCCCGAAATAAAGCCAAGGGCCCAGACTTGTACAAAATAGATTATGGTACAAAAATAATCTTCACAGGTCTGGAACTGCCTGTGGCGTATGAGGTGCATTTCGGGCGCAATCTGACAGCCGATGCGGTTGTGCAGATAGGCGACAGTACGGGAGTTAATGTGCCTGACAGCCTGTTACTGACGGAAGGAACGCTGTACGGCTGGCTGTATGTCCACACGGGCGCGGATGATGGCTGGACAAAACGGGAGTTCTCGTGTGCTGTTGTGAACCGTCCCGGAGTTACGAACGTTGAGCCTACGCCCGTTCAGCAGGGTGTAATAGAGCAGACAATCGCCGCCCTTAATGAGGGTGTGGAGCGTGTTGAAGAAGCTGTGGAGGGCGTTCAGGAGGCCATAGAAACGGCCCTGCAAGAGGCGAAGGATAGCGGAGAGTTTGACGGCCCGAAAGGCGATAAGGGTGATAAGGGAGACAAAGGCGACAAAGGCGACACGGGCAGTCAGGGGCCTACTGGGCCTACTGGGCCTGTTGGTAATACTGGCCCCGTTGGCCCCACGGGTGCAACTCCTGACATATCCATCGGCACGGTGTCTACTTTGCCCGCTGGCTCCGATGCTACTGCAAGCATGACTGGTACGTCCGAAAATCCTGTCCTCAACCTCGGTATCCCGGAGGGCCAGAAGGGCGAAGACGCTGACGTGTCCAGCCTTGCTCCCATTATCATCAACAGCGCATCGGGCGATATTGCACACTTTACCGATGGTGCGGATAACATGCCCGTCAAGGCGTTGACCGTCAACGTGGAGCCTGTGCAGACTGGAAGCGGTGACCCTTCACCTGACAACATTCGCCCGATCACCGGGTGGACTGGGGCGAAGGTGACGAGGACGGGGAAGAACCTGTGGAACGAAGACTATTCGGGCATAAGCACTACGATTAAGTATGTTCCGGTTTATGTCAAGGATGGACAGTTTACGCTTTCGACAAACTATGTGATAGAAGTTGCAGGCGTGGCAAACATATTTTTTCTTTCGGGAAGCGTTTCTTCTGGTGCATCTTCTGTAACAAACGGCGTATGGAGCGGGCAGAGCAGAACTGTCACGGCTTCTGATGGATATGTAACGATTGCATATCGTCAGTATTCTGGGACATCAAGTCCTGTGAATTATCATACACAACTCGAACTCGGCTCCACCGCCACCGCCTACGAACCCTACCATGGTGAAACCTACGACATCGAATTCCCCACCGAAGCCGGGACGGTCTACGGCGGCACTCTGGATGTGACGGGCGGGGTGCTGACGGTGGATAGAGTATCTCAAACATTCACAAAGAGTTCAGCGTGGTACTCTTTTGCTTCTGGGACTGGTAGCGCGTCCGCAGTCGTAAATATGGCATATGTTCCGAAATACCTCTCAGGCATTGCAAACTATAATGGTGGCTTGTCATCGACAGGATCGGAGTTCGCCAATTATTGGACATCTCAAAGGCCAAATGAAGCACCGCAGAGCGGCTTTGGATTTGCTTATACATCTTCCGGGTATGTGCGATTCACAACAGCAGACGCGGCCAATAACACGACCATTGAAGCGTTTAAGGAAAATTTCCCGGATACTCAGCTTGTTTACGAACTCGCCACCCCTATCGAAATCCCCCTTACCCCGCAGGAAATCCGCACCCTCCTCGGCACGAACAACATCTGGGCGGACGCTGGCGACGTGAATGTGGAATACCGGGCAGACACGAAACTGTTTGTCGAGCAGAACATGCCCGATAACCCGGTGCAGGATGTACAGGTCAACGGCACGAGCGTGGTGCAGGACGGAGTGGCGAATGTGCCTGCAGCATCAAACGCAATTCTTGGCGCGGTAAAAGGTTCGCAGACGTATGGCGTAACAGTTTGGGGAGGGGCTACAGCGGGTCAATTAGCCGTAGTACCTGCTAGTGCAAACCAAATTAAAAGTGGTAACCAACAATTTTGTCCGATTACGCCAACAACGCAAAACAATGCTGTATTCTACGGCCTCGCCAAAGCCGCAGGAGACACCACGCAATCCACATCCTCCAACGCCGTGGGGAAGTACACCGATGAGGCAAAAATTGCCATACAGAAGATGCTGGGCGCTGTGGGCAGTAGCGATATAGCCTACATTGAGCCAACGCTTGTTGCACAAAGAGCATATGTATACGGCGATTATTTTGTAGACGAGAATTGTTTGCTCTCTATTGTGACCGTAGCAACAATAGCACAAGGTGGAAGTTTGGTTCTCGGAACCAATTATGAGCATGTAAACGACAAAGGTGGTCTTGCGACAGAAATGACCAGAGAGGCCGAGCTGGTTGCCAATGTGACAGTGGGTAGCGACATCCCAACATCCGTGCTGTCAATACCGCTATCGAAACCGTGCAGGCGAATTGTTGTCCAGATTAAAAACAACAATTCAGTCTTGCCTCAATGGTCGTACATCAGGCTGAATTATGCGGCCAGTTCTCCCGCATTGCAAGTAAACGCCTCAAACACCAGCGTTAAATACGCATACTGTATCATCGATTTAGTCAACAAGTTTGGCGTGGCGTTTATGAAAAACTCTATCGATGATTATGCTACGGCAGGAATAATGACTTTTGGGGACAGTGGCTTTATCATGAAAAACCATGTCATACGCGAAATTGGTTTTCAGTTTATTTCTGGTATGGTTGAAGGATTCAACATAAAAGTTTATGGACGTTAGAAAGGAGCGTGTACTATGCGACAGATTTACATCGTCAACGCTACTCAGGTCGTAACCAGCGACACCCACCCGGATGGAGCCTACAGCGTACTGCCCGATTATCCCAAATGGTTCGACAGCCGTAACTACGGCGCGACCGAAGCAAATCCCAACTGTGACGAGACCAAAGCCCTCGCGATGGCGAAGTCGGATTTTCACGCGCGCCTGTCCGCGCTCGAAGCCTCAGACGCCCGCGCCATGTGGACTGTGACGCTTGAACGCGCGGACGGTCGGCAGATCATGTGTGAGAGCTTTGGCACATTTCCCGACATGACACCTGCGCCGGAGCCGGAGGTGGAGGAAAAGACTAACGAGTAAGGGGTGAGGAAATGTACACCTATCAGGACTTACAGACGGTAGGCGCAGATAAGGTCGATTTTATAAAAGTGCCATTTCTGACCACAAGGGTAGCACTTTGTATCAAACGGCTAAAATCGCAGACCAGTATAACAGGCATCAGAACGTCACGATTAAAGAGTTTCAGCGGCTTTTGTATACCGTGACGGGCAAGGCAGTACCGGATATTTGGAGCCCCAATTTTAAGATGGCGTGCAGGCATTTCCATAGGTTTATTGTCCAAGAGGTTCAACACCTCTTGGGCAATGGCACGTCATGGGGCAGGAAGGACACAGGCTCAAAACTGGGTACAGACAAATACCCTTGGGACAATCAGTTGCAAGAGTTGGCGAAGAACGCTCTTATAGGCGGTGTGAGTTTCGGGTTCTTCAATCTTGACCATATAGATGTATTTTCCGTACTGGAATTCGTTCCGTTGTATGACGAAGAAAATGGGGCGTTAATGGCGGGAATACGCTTCTGGCAGATTGCGGATGGTAAGCCGTTGCGGGCCACGTTATACGAGCCTGACGGATATACGGATTATATCTGGAAGGACGGTAAAGGGCAGATACTCAATCCGAAAAGGGCGTACAAGCTGAAAATCCGTTATAGCGAAGCAGACGGGCTTGAAATCTATGACGGCGAGAATTATCCCAGCTTTCCGATAATTCCGCTGTGGGCGAATGATGAACATCAGTCTGAGCTTGTAGGACTTCGGGAACAGATAGACTGCTATGACTTGATAAAGTCCGGGTTTGCGAATACCGTAGATGAAGCAAGCATAGTGTACTGGACTATCCAGAACGCTGGCGGTATGGATGACGTAGACCTTGCAAAGTTTGTCGAGCGCATCAAGACGGTACATGCCGCAAGTGTGGGGGATGATGGCAACGGCGCAAGAGCTGAAAGCCACACACAAGAGGCCCCATACGCAAGCCGGGAGGCCCTATTGGATAGGCTAGACAAAGACCTGTACAGGGATGCTATGGCCTTGAATAGCGAAATTATAGCGGGTGGAGCCATTACGGCTACCCAGATTAAGGCCGCATACGAACCGCTTAATTCAAAGGTTGACGATTTTGAGTATTGTGTGATAGACTTTATCAAGGGCGTGCTGGCGGTTGCAGGAATACAGGATGAAGCAACTTTTGAACGGTCAATCATGGTGAACAGTACAGAGGAAATCGCAAACATACTCCAAGCCGCGCAATATCTGCCTGATGATTACGTGACGAAGAAGCTATTGGCAATTTTCGGTGACATAGACAAAACCGAGGAAATTTTGCGGCAGATAGCAGAAGATGAACTAAGCACGTTCAGGGACACGAACGACAATCAGGAGGAAGATGAAGAAGATGAAGATCAGCAACGTGGACGTACAGGGCCTGAAAGGGGCCATACGGGCGGCTAAGTTCCCGATGGGGGTAGATATAGGGAAGCTGACAGATGAGCTTACAGAGGGCATACAGGGGCTTGCGGAAGCCCCTGTTGGCTCTGGTCACGATAACTGGCTAAACGGCGTGATTGTGCAGTTTGACCTTACGGCAAGTTTGAAATTCTGGCCACAGTTACAGAGGTATCACTTTATTGACTTTGTAAGTTCACAGAGCACGATGCACAGAATCACGAAGTTTAACATCCCCGAACAGTGCAATAAATACGTGACCTCTATCGCTATCGGAAATTTGCGAAAACTCGTAGAGGTTTACAATAACAATCCTACCCCGGAGAATTATTTATACGTTCTGTATAATATCCCAACAGGATTTGAGCTTACGGCACGCATGACTACGAATTATCGGCAGTTGAAAACGATTTACCAACAGAGGAAAAATCACAGGCTCCCCGAATGGCGAGTGTTTTGTGAATGGATAGAAAGCCTACCGCATAGTGAGTTGATTATCGGGAGGAAGAACGATGGCGAGGAAAAGGCCTGACGCAGGGCATGAACTTACTGACGAAATGCTCGAAAAGCTGGAAAAGCGAATATCGTTAGAGTATCGAAGAGCCAGTGCAGAAGTAAAACAAAAGCTAACGGAATATTTAGCGAAGTTCGAAAAAGATGATGCCAAGCATAAAGCTATGGTCGAAGCTGGTACGTTATCTGAAAGCGATTATGCCAGATGGCGTTTGGGCAAAATAAAGATGGGCGAGAGGTGGGCAGAAATGCGAGATACTCTCGCTCAAGACTATGCGAACGTAGATAAAATCACAAGTAAAATAGCATCGAATCATTTAATGGACGTATATGCGCTGAATTACAATTACGGCACGTATGAAATTGAGAGTAGCGCAAAGATAAATACGTCTTTTTCGCTTTATGACCATAGCACCGTAGAACGCTTACTGAGAGACGAGCCTAAGTTACTACCCAATCCCGGTAAAAAAACAGAACAGGCTATTCGAGAGGGAAAGATAAAAAGATGGAGCGCAAAAAAGATTGACTCTGTAATGACGCAGAGTATTTTGCAGGGCGAATCCATTCCTCAAATTGCTAAACGGTTATCGGAAAGCGTAGGCGAAATAGATTCTCATGCGGCGATACGTGCGG